CCGCATCATGAGATGCTCCGTGTTCGCTAGGCCGATGCTCTGCGCGTAGTGGTCAGCTACGCTGACGGTCGCTGAGGGAATCGAGATTTCGTAGGCGGGGAGATCTCCGCGTTGTAGGGTGAGTTTCATGTCCATGTCCTTAATACGACCTCTCTAAAATTCGTTAGGTCGGCTAACCCCGGTTGGCCGCGCCAGCACCAGCGCATGGCGGCGGCGGAAAATGTTTAGTTCGCGTAGATGCGCCAGTTGGTGCCGTTGCTCCACACCAACACCGTATCCGACCCGCCCCCCGCGACGGTGGTGCCGATCGTGGTGGCGTTCGCGTCGGTGACAGTCGCCATCATTCCAGTATTTCCGGCAGCGGCGGGTAAGTTTGCAACGGTGGAGCCTACGGGACGGACGCCGCGAAGGTAAAGATCGCGGAAGGTTCCCGCCGTTTGGTTATTGATCTCAGCCACCCCGGAGGAATTGCCAGTGATGCCGATTCCAGCGCCGTTGCGACTAAGGAATAGAGATCCGCTGGCGAATTGGTTTCTAAGCAGGACATCTCCGTTCGCGTTCGCGCCGCCGTCGCCTACCTGCAACGCATTTACTCCGGCGCGGGAGAGGGAGATGTCAGCAGAACCGCCGAGGTTGGTGGCCGAATACCAGCTCATTATTGCATTGCTCGACGCATCAATAAACGAAGCCGTGCCATTGCCATAAATAGAAAACCCGCGAGTAGTTAGAGTGGTCTCATTGTATATATCAAGGGCCTGAACTCCCAGCCCGCCCGTTTGTGAGATAAAGGACAGCGTTGATCCCGTTGAATTTTGCCAGCGTTGTAAAAAGTTCGTACTCTGCCCCGCCCCGGCGCGGACGACGAGCTGGGTTACGCCGGTGGTGGGGGTTTGGTCGTAGACGCGGAGGGTGCCGGAGGAGCCGGAGGCGGCTATGTCGAGGCGAAAGTTGTTGTCGGTGGTGGTGCCGAGGAGGAGGTTGCCGGTGGTGGCGGCGAAGCGGGCGCGTTCAACGTTGGCCTGGTGAAACGATACAGGGGACAAACTGGTTGGGCCGTTTAATAGCAACTCTCCACCACTGCTGGCTAGTGCGAAGTTATTTGCGCCAGGAGATGACAGGCCAAGATATAACGCGGCAACTGACCCGCTCGTATATCTGCCAATATGCGCCGTTTCGGTCGCTGTCCCAACGCCGATACTTAGCAAGTTTGTGCTTGCGTTGTACGCAAACGCCGCCTCCGACCCCGCCACCCCCGCCCCGGTGCCGTAGAGGACCTGGCCGGAGGCGATGTTCCCCGCCCCGCCGATAGCACCTCCCGGCACTCCCGCTGTGATGTCACCTTGAATTGTTATATTTCCCATGCTTACCCCATGTTCCCAGACTGACAAACAAAGAACGTACTCGATGCCGCGCCAATGGTTTGATTCAATCGAACCGCCGTAACTGGAGAAACAAGCATTACAACCGTGTCTCCTGTTTGCGACGTGGCTTCGGGATGATTTATCCACGTTCCAGACCCAGCCACATAAGACGAAGCAAACACATCATCTAACGTGAATTGAACCGTGTAGGTGCAACCAGCGCCACCATAAACGCCAAGCGTTACGTTGAACGGAGAATCAGTCAACGTACTCAAAGGAATGGGGTTGCTCGCAGCAATCCCGGTAACAGTAACTCGAACGGGCTTACCCATACATCCTCCATTAGAACGTCGTGGTGCCCATGCTGTAGATCGTTACAGCAGCAGTGCTAACGTCGGTGAAGTTAACCAGGAACGACTTCTGGTGGTTCTGCGTAATCGTCATCGTGCCGCTCAGAGTAAGTCCCGTGTTCGTCGTCATCGTGATCGTCTCAGCAGCGTCAGCGGTATTGCGAATCGTAACAATGAATGAAGTGCCGACAACAGCGCCAGGAACAGCAGCCAGAAGATCAGCCGCAGTCGGGAAAAGATCGGCACGTCCAGCGCCATTCGGATCACGCAAAATAAGCCCAGACTTCAATTGATCCGAAGTATAAGTAACCGCAGCGGCATCGGCTACAGTAGTTGGATTCAACTCAAAGAAGTTAAGGCTGGAGGTGTTGAGAACAACGCCAGTGCCTTGAGCAGAAAGCGTAAGCGAAACATTGGAGGAAGCTGTGGGGCTGTAACCCTGGAAACCATTCTGGCTTCGTACAGGCCCGGAAAATGAAGTGTTGGCCATTAAAATACTCCTTCAAGGAAGATTAACTCATTTGTCTCTTGAACGTCTGTGTAGCCAGTCAAATGAGATTGGTTGCTACAAATGAACAAGGGGGAGGTTACCCTCCCCCCCATATCAGATTGGACTAGGAAGCGCCAGGGGATCCGAAAATCCCAAGCGGGTCCGACCACCCATGCGAATAACGCTCGCGTCCCTTGTACCGCATGTTGCCCGTTTCGAAGTCACCTTCAGCCGAAGTCTTCAGCGCCACGCGCTCAAACATCTTCAAGCCATTCGGCACGTCCGTCTTCAGGAACCAAGCGTTTGGTTCCGTGAGGAAGTGGTTAACACGATAGCCTTCCGGCACCGACGACATGTTGTAGATGGCGTTGATGTCGTTGTCGGCAGTAGCAGTACGCAGCACCGACTTGAGCAGCCGCTCAGCAACGAACTGAAGAGCCGGAGGAACAATCAGCTTCCGAGCCTTCGCCGCAATGAGCAGACCACGCTCATCCGTCCAACCAGCGATCTGAATGATGGCCGCTTCGAGAGAAGTCTCGTTGAGGTCAGCACCAGTCGTAGGACGGTTGGAGTTGCTGCCACCCGTAACAAGCGGGTGATCCGTGGCGCAAAGCCGCTTGCCATCGCCGCCAGTGTAGCTGGTATTGAAGGCATTGTTGAGCACGTTCGCGCCCTTCACCTGTTTGGTGTTGGCAAACGCACGGGCCAGAGCTTTTGTGTAACGCTGAGCGACCGAGACATACAGGTTGTCTTCCATCGCCTCTTCGGTAACAGCAAAGCCGAGAGCAATCGTCTCATGTGTATACCGAGAGGTGTAAGCTTCCTGTGCGTTGTCGTAAGCAATCGCGCCACCTTCCGATTTAACGGGGGCGGTGCCAAAGCCCGAGAGCTTCACTTCCTCTTCAAACGCACGTTCCGAGGAGTTAATCTCGAAGATCTCTTTGTGCTCTTCGCCGTAACGAGCATATTCCAGACCGAACAAGGCGTTCAGGCCAGGAACAAGCTCCTTCAACATTTGTGAACGAGTAATAGCCATGGTGTGTTCTCCTTAACCTTGTTCCTTGTTACGCGCCCGTGGCGTTCTGGTAGGCGTGGACGCCCTGGTTCCAGACAACGAGACAGTCAGTGTAGGCATCGCCAGCGGTCGAGTAGACCGAATCAACGAAGCCAATGATCTTAACAGCCAACGTGTTGGTCGTATTGATCGACGCAGCAAGCAGCGCCGTGGTCGAATTGCCACTAACCGTGGAGCCAGAGGTAACATTCGTCAGCGGGGCGTTCTTGCCAAGGTCGGTTGTAGCAACCGCGCCGCTCGCCTGCACCCTGAAGACAACCCGAGGATCGTCTACAACATACACATAGATGTTGGTGAAGCCAGCAGTCGTGGCGCTAGCCGGGAGGTACTGCGCCCAGGTAGGACGGCCAGTAGCATCGGTATACTCGCAGCCGACAAAGATGCCGACCGGAGTATTCGCGTTGCGGGTAGTGGTAGGCGTGGCACCGATAACGGTAATCACACCGGAGTTAAGACTGACGGCAGATCCGAAGTAAATGGCATTGGTGTTGTTCGCACCAATCGGGAACTTCCGAGCAGCGCCACGAAGAGCGGCACCAGCCAATTCATGCGGGATCAGGCCATAAGGAGTAGCTGTAGCAGCCATGTATTTTCCCTCTTAATTTCCTGTTCCGAAGGTGATCTTAGTCCGAGTCTCTTGGAATAGAGGCATCCGGCTATCGTTCTCCTTCATAAGATTGTTGTTTACGGCATCGGTCTGCTTGTGGGTCATCTGCTCGTAATAACGATTACGACCCTCCATCGCTTTTCGATCCGCTTTGCACAGAATCAGGCCACCCATCTCAATCGTTCCATTTCGGGATTCGTTATATGCGATCTCCGAAACAACTTCGGGATGATCCTCCGCTCTCACAACCGTCCATCCTTCGCGCATTCGGATAGACACATTGGAGGGGTCAGACTCTCCACGAATAGACTTCCGAACCCACCGATATACCCAGTCTGCACTGGGGGTAGGATCCGGCAACAACGAGGGGGGCTTCCAAGACTCTACGCGAGACTCGACTTCACGGGTTTCCATTTCACGATTCGGCTTCATTACTGATTCTCCTTTTGCTGTTTGAGCAACTCTTTTGCGTACTGCTGTGGAGTAATCCCAAGACGTTTGGCGACAGCAAGAGCCGATTCCGTCAACTGGACTTTGGTGCGGGTTTGGCCGTTAGGCGTACGCGACGAACTAACGACTACTCCGTTTTTGGGCTTGGGTTGTGCTGGCGCTTGGGTTTGATCCTGCGTACCAGAGATACTTTTCCGAAACTTGTCTACGGCACTGTCAATGGCATCGTAGTACTGCTCGCTCTCAGCATCCACTCCAGAACTAATTAACTTGTTGTGGATGTCTATGGCGTAACCAGTAAGGGCCATGTCCTCGCCGAACCACTTGTTTCTCTCTTTCCAGAGAACAGCTTTGGCGGAAACCTGAGGTTGTGCAGGCTGATACGCTACAGGCTGTTGTGTTTCCTGTGGTTGTAGATAGCTTACGCCTTGCGTTGCAGGGGGTGTATATGCTTCAAGTGCTCGCTTTTCATTAGCAAGCACTGCAATCTGTTCCTGCGCCGTAGCCATCTTCTCAACATCGCCAGCTTCGTATGCTTCTTTGAGCATCCGCTTGGCGGCATCGAGTTCTGTTCCCTTCTGCTTGGCCGACGTATGAATCAGCGCCCGTTGGCTGGCGTCCGTTTGCTGGCGATACTGCTCAATCTGCTGCTGTAACGCCGAAGCATACTTGAGAGCCTCTTGTGCTTCTCGCGCCGCCTTTTCTTTTTCTCGGCGCTCCTCGTGGAACTCGTACTTCAGTCGCTTGATGCGCTTCTGTACGCCCTCTGAGTAGTTCTTTAGCTCGTCGTCTTCGTTAACAGGAGCAGTCTCTTTCGTTTCATTGCGAGGAGGCCGACGATCCTCAGGAGGAGTGTCGTCAATAACCTCAATATCTAAATCCAGTTCCTCAGCAGCATCAGGCGCAGCTTCAGCAACCGTACTCTCTGGCACGATCAGGTCTGATTCCATGTATTCTTCTGGCATTAGACCCTCTCTACGCTATCAGGATCAGGAACAACAGCCTCAGGCGTGTCGTCATTGATAAGACGGTACTCTTCGCCGTCAATCTTGATGCGAGTTCCGCTGTAACTCCGCACGATAATGTGATCCCCCACGGAACACCATGGACCAGTGGGGAACTTGACCGAATCCTTGTAAGCATCTGTGCCAATCGCCAGAACTTTGGCGATTAGAGACGCTGTATTCTCGTCTTGCTTGGTTTGATCGGGAATATACAGACCGCCCTTGGTCTTTTCCTCAATCGCCTTACGCATCTTGACAAGAATCTTATATCCAACAGGAGTTGGTAGATTATTCATCTCTGTTTTGTTTGTCCTTTGCGCTGATTTAGCGTTTGCTTCAGTCTTCTTCAACGTCTTGCACCATTTTGCTCCAGATTTCCTGGAACTCCTGGCGAGCCTGCTGAAGTCCTGAGAGTTTGCCCACTATCATTTTGTATTCTGCGTAGTCTACGCAAGAACCAGAGACTAGATGAGTGGCGTTTGTCTCTGAAAGTTCGTCGAGTCGGCTCAAAAACTTAGTCCGTAGGTCCAACACTGCCTCCCATGGCGTCCATCTTCGCTAGGATCTCTGCGATTTTGGCTTTTGCCATGTCATTGTCGGTCTGAAGACGCTGCATTTCTGCCTGAATACGGGCCTCTGACTCGGTTTTCTCTTTTTGCAGGCGCTGAATGTCCAACTGTAGGCGTTGGTTCTCCAGTGCCAGTTCACTCTGGGCCTGCTGGGCCTTCTGTGCAGCGGATTGTTGCGCCATTTGAGCCTGCGAAGCGATACGCGCCGACTCCAATTGATTCCGCTGGTTGCTTTTCGCCAGTTCAAGCTGCGCTTTTTGCTGGCTTTCCTGCGCTTTCTGCTGCAACTCTGCCTGCTTCAACTGCAATTCAGCCTGCTGGAGCTGTAATACCGGATCTTGAGCCTGCTGCTGAGCCTGTTGCGCTGCCTGCTGACCCTGTGCCTGCTGCAAGAGCATACGAGAAGCGTCTGCAATCGCCTTGGACAGATTGGATTCCACGTCTGCTGGCATCGGTTCTCCCGGTAAAGGAAGCGGAATACCCAACTGCTTCTCCATCTGTGCGCGATAAGCGAAGCCAACATGCTCTGCGATGTGCGACATGAAGGCGGCGAAGATCACGTTTGCCTGAGGATTCTGTCCCAACTGCTGTTGGACCGTAGGATTCTGCACATACGACATATGTGCGATGATGTGCGATTCATGGTCCTGCGTCAGATACGCTTTGGCAGGCTTCATGTTCGTGATGTTTTGATTCTCCGACAGAGGATCGAGTAGGGGGGCGTCTACTTTCTCAGGGATGATCTTCTTAACATCTCGTACACCAAGGACTTCCAGCATCTTTCGATGCAACTCAGGCAGGTCGTAGAACTGCGGCGCTTGCGCGGCGAGCTGAATAGCAGCTTGATACTGCATTACTCGCTGCGACATGGTTGCCGCATTCGGGTCAGATACAGGAACAACGTCGATACGATTATCGAAGTCGGCGCGTTTGCTGCCGTCCATCTTCCCGAAGTCAATCTTGTAACGGTCGGATCCACTATCCCGGATTACCCGAACCAGAATGGAAAACTCTTCCTGCAACGAGGCGTGAAGTCTTGCCTGGATAGCACTCATTACCTTGAGCGCCCGTTCCATTACGGCAAGAGTGGTTCCTACCGGAGCTTGCGAATTGACATTACCAATCTCAGCATCCGCAATAGAAGCCAGTCGGCGACCATCTTCAACCACATTACCAAGCAACTGGAACAGCGTCTGCGACGGTTCCTTATACGGAAGCGGATACAAGGATCGTGCGATGTCTCCATTCGCAACATCGACATCGCGCCATTCTCCCGGCTGGATCGGACTATCGTCACCAGCCACACGCATACCCTTAGCCTTCAATCCACCGGGAAGGTTTGCCAGGGTGCCAGAATCAATCAACTGGCGCAAGATAGCGGTAGAAGCCTTGGCATTCGCGCCAATGAGGTGGATAAGTCCATACCCATACGCGCCCATACCAGGGACATAGTTATAGGAAGAGAACCAGATCAGCTTGTTCTTCTTGGGGTCGTCCTCATCCCAGTTGCGATAAATAGAAAGAACTTCACCAGTAGACTTATCCACCGTCACTACATAGGGGAGAGCGATTCCGGTGGGATTCCCATCGGCGTCTACATGCTCAAGGCCAGCAATATCCAGGTCGATATGCGCCTCAAGCAAGGTAACGGAATCTTCGTCACCCTGCTTGTACTCATAGCTCACCTTGTCCAGCTTGTCCTGCAACTGCGAGTTCGATTCATAATCAGGACGAATTTCAATGTCCCGATAGAACCCGCTGAACTGCAACTTCTTGACCTCATTGATGTTTTTGGTCAGAACATGAATATATCGGCTTGCCGTTTTAAGGCTGGTAGCGCCATACGGCATGATAAAGTCTTGCGCCGGAACATACTTAATATCCGGCGAGTCTGTCAACGGATCAAAGCAAATCTTCTTGAACGCACTTCCGCACAACGCCAGCCCAAACAGCATCCGCTCCATCTCAGGCCGATAGTCCTTCAAGTCCTGAGTAAGCAGGTAGTTCATATGGGTTTGGATCCGAAGAGCCTGATCTTCTTTCTCTTCGGTCACTTCACCAATGATCTGCGTCTTCACTGGGCCGGAAGCAGGGAATACCTCCATGATGGCATTCGACTGGAAACGCACAGCCGCTTCCATAATCATGTTGTGGTACAACCCACATGCGCCAGCCCAAGGCTTGTTCCTGTCTTCGGTCTTAACGCCAAGGTAGTCCAAGCCGTCCTTATAGGCGCGTTCCCAATCCTGTCTGGAGTTCAGGTCTTCCTGATACACGTCCAGAATCCGACTACCGATAGCCGATAGTTCTGAGTCATCAATATGCTCTGCCAAATTTGCAGAATGAGGGAGGCTTGCTAGACTGCCTCCCTCATCGTCGGACGGCCCGAACTCAATAATCATCCCGCCGTCTTCGGTTTCAATCGACACAGCCTCTGGATCAACGATCCCGATCTCAATATCAGCTTCTCCCCCTTCACGAGGGTCAAGGTCCATTTCGTCCAAAGGCTTGTCGATCATAGGTTACTCTTCCGTCTTCGCGCCATGAGAAGCATCAGCGGCAAGCATCTGCTTCCATGATTCGGGATTGTTCTCAATCACAAGACGAATCAGACCAACATTGTGGCCAGAGGATCCATTCTTGTACTCGATGCAATACTGCCGCGCCGTACCGTCGCCCGGTTCAGGAAACGGGCCAGACCACTGCGGGATGAAGACCTTACTAACTCCACCACCGATATTGGCTGCATTCAGTTTGGCAACAGTCTCATCGACCTGTTCCATAGTTGTCAGTTGGTTTGGATTAAAAGACATAGCTAACTTCAATAGTAATCTGCTTTTCTGGTATGAACATAGTCGTCTTCGTCATCGTCGCTCTGCGTAGAGATAAACCCTCCCTGCCGGAATCGCAACAGGGCTTGGGTAGAACTGTCCACAAGGTCGTCATGATCTGAGTTAGGAAACGAAGCGAACTGCTCAATAACCTCTTCAGCCCATCGCATCGGAGGCGCGTAAACAAATCCAGAGGCGAAGATATCGCTTACTGCGTTTACACGGACAATCTTATCATTTCCCCTTGATGGAGTGTAATCTTGAATCGGTATACCCATCTTGCGTAACTCAAACACAAGCGGCGCACCAGCAGCTTTTGCTTCAATGATGCAACAATCTGGCTTCCAGTAACGATACTCTTCCAACGCCTTTTGCTTCAGTTCAGGGAACTCCAGCTTGCCTTGGTACGCATTGAGTATGATGATGTTCGCTCTCTTCTTACCATCGCTATCCCGGTCGTAGAATACGCCCCAAGTAGTGCAGGCCGAATAGTCGGAGCGAGTGCCCTTGGTTAGAGCCGTGTCCCAGGACTGGATGATGTACTCACACTTGGGCGGGTCTTCCTTTTCCCAGATGTGCCACCACTCTCTCTTTACGAGAGCGCCTTCTTCTGACGTAGGGTTCTGCTGATATTGAGCATTCCACTTGGCAACGGGGAGTTCTACCTTGATCTTATCGAGTTCTTCAAGTGACCAGAACTCAGGCCAAAGAGGACCGCCGGATGGCATAATTGCAGGGAACTCAATTACCTCCCACTGATCGCCACCTTTCTGCGCCGAAGATTTAAGAATCTGACCGCATAGATCCCTTTTGCTCCATCTCGTCATCAAGATCACGATAGCGCCACCCGGCTGTAAGCGCTGTCTAGGACCAGAGGTATACCACTCGTATACACCATCATAAATATCTGGATTAGAAGCAGCGATAGCAGCCTCTTGCTCACTATGGGGGTCGTCGATGATTAAGCAATTGTGAGCGAGAACCCCCTCGCAGAAGAAGTTCTCGCTTTCAGTTTGTATATCGACTACCCAGTAACCAGAGCCGAGAAGTGATCCTTTAAGATCTTCTGCACAGATTCCGATACTGTTCGATGATAGTGACCGTGACATGGCTCGCAGAGCGTCACTAGATTCTCCATCCCGTAGCGGCGAAGACCCCTCTCGTACTCCTTCCTTAGGCGTGGAAAGGTTTTCCCACATCGGTAGCATTGCAAATTGATGTGCTTGGTCTGCCCTCGCATACCCTGATCCATCGTAGATTCTGTGGTCTGGGGTGCAGATGAATCCTCCAATGGAAACAAGCTCTGGCTTGTATTGAGTTGAGACTGCGAGGACTCTTGTCCACTTTGGTTTTCTTGATTCGTGATCGTATCCATATACCTCATCCCCAACTTGAACTTGGGATATAGGTATTTTGCCAAGTCTAGTCAAGCACTTACAAGAGAAATACGCGCAATCGGCCCCTTTTCCGGTAACAGCACCTCCAACGCCGATAGCAAAGTATTCTCCTCCTTTGTTAGTATTCCATCTTCCCGCAGCCTTAGAATCAGAAGAAAGAGATACTCCAGGGAATATCGACTGATAGTGTCGGTTCCCGACGAGATTTCTTACCTTACGGCCAAACCCAACCGCCAACTCAGCCGTGTGAGCAGTTTGGATAATCTTTCTGTCAGGATATCTCCCCAAGTACCATGCAGGCAAAAGATATGAACTGAACTCACTCTTACTGTGACGCGGCGGAAGGTTGATAATTAGTCGTTTACAGCTTCCGTTTGCAACCCTCTCAAATGCGTCAGCCATGATGGCATGATGCCTTCCGCTAATGAACGCAGGCCACATCTCCTTCACAAAGTCCATGAAGTTGTTCTGGCACTTCTGCGCCTTGAGAACCTTCTCGTACTGCTCTAGCAGATTCGCTAGTTCGACCTGCTCGTTATATGGCAGCTTCTTGGCGTTGGCTATGATCGTGTCGATCTGCTGCGGCGTGTACTGCCCTGCCAGGATATTCCTTATATTCATTTCTCGATAATCGCTAAATCTCTAATCGCGCCACTACAATTCATTCTATGGGAAAGCAACACTGCTATGGCGATTGGAGAACGGCGCATGGATAGAATTGAGCAGTTGCTCTCCGATCTTCGGGTCGAAGTGGCCGAAAGCAGGGTGCATTTAGAACACATAGTGGAGCACCTGTCCAAGCTAAACAACAAGGCCCAGAAGCACGAAGAGAAAATCTCCTCACTCGAATCCCAAGCCACTCAAGCAAAAGCTATATGGAAGACCGTCGCCGCGATATCGTCCACGGTCGGGGCAAGCCTGTCATGGCTTTACAGCCTGCTGATTAAGCAATAATCCAATAAAAAAGGCCCCCGAGGAGAGAGGGCCTTTTAGGATACAACCAACAGGAGAGAGTCGATATGAGCAACCGACCAACCCCAGTGTAGCACAACTACCTGCTTGGGCGACCAACGTGAATCTCAAAAGCGCCATCCACTAGCACAATCTCTTCTTCCTTAGGCGCTTCTTCCTTCCCCGGATCCACCACACAAGACTCCAACCACATCGCAATATAGCGAGACTCGTACTGCACGATGCCTCGCTTCGACTTCGAGTACACTGGCCCATACCCAACAGAGCGCCAGTATTTGAGGCACGGAACAGAGATCCTCAAGTATATGGCTAATTCTTTTTCCGTTATGAGCTTATCGTAGGCCAACTACGAGCATATCAATTTGAATGTACGGCGTCCCGCGTGAAATCCCACATACAGAACGTCATCAATCTGTTGGCCCGATACTTCACTCACGAACTCCGATAAAGAACGCGCCCACTCCTCACCCTCTGCCACCTTAGCCTCCTCCTGCTCCCTTGCAGCAGCGTACACCGCGCCATCATCCCTGGCACCGTTCAGGCGCTTAATCGCCACCCTACGCGCCTCACGGTCAATCAATTGCTCTCTCGAATCGTTCACCATGGCACACAGTATGGCACAGAGAGCACCAACGTGCAATGTCGCCATAAACACCAACCCCCCTTCGTATTGCGATGGAGGTAGACATCGCCGAAGAGGGGTGGTGGTAGCAGGGATACAAATTCATTGTAGCACACGCCGCCTGAATCGTGTACAATCGAATTGAACATTAGGCCGAAACGGCGGCTTGCCGCTGAGAACAAAAGTCTTGTGTTTTAGCACGGATACGACCAGTCCTGTTGTTGGGTTGGCGGGGTTGCAGGAAGCGATGAAAGCCGACTGCGAAGTAAACTCAGTCTCCAACACAGTTTAAGCGCCACGCAGTAGAGTTAGGGATAGCCTAATCAGTGGTCTGGCCTAAAGCCTAAGGGTAACAGCTTGAATGAGGTCGCTGTAGAGTGCTAGCTGAGGCGTAAGCCAAAGCAGAGGTGAAACTCCAGATCTACAGCCAAGAGGACAGGTTGGTACCAAACCGGATAAGGTACCTGTGACTGAGCGATGGTGGCTCCATACCGGATACGCAAACTCATCACAACGAAAGGGGAGGATACCTCCCTTGTGCCTTCGCTCCGGTTCACCACCCGGATATAAATATGAGTCGCCGTAGCGACGGTGGGAATGTGGGAATCGAGACTTCGATTTCCAAGGACGGTGGGAAGAGAGCGAAAACCTGCTGTTGGTTTTCCTCGCTTTCCACGGGCCGTCATTTCCACGGTCGTCATCCAATGCGGACAACTCGCATATACAATGACAAGAGCCGACAGGCTCTTATCAGATTTCCTATGAACGTGCTAACACTCTGTATCTAAAATAATATGATACAGTGTTAGGTGTTATGTAGTATGATATGAATAAGGCGCGGACGGCGAGCAGGGTTAGATAAGCGCCGGGGTAGTAGTGTGAGATGGTAACCCAATAAGAGAAAAGGAACTACTGGACTCTAACGGCGTGGAAACCGTGGAATACTGGGTTACTCTCTGACACTAATACTCTTAGTGTTAAATCAAAAAAAAGGAGAACCGAGTAGAAGAAATAAGGACTGGTTGCTCAACTCAAAAAACTACCCGACTTGGCCTTGTTAGGAGACTGGCAAGGCCAGAGCTATTTATGTTAGGCAAACCATTACTCTTAGACACAGACGTAGCAAAGATAACAAAGTGCTCCATATCGAGTGTACGCAAATGGAGACTGCAAGGAAGAGGACCGTTGTACTTGCGACTAGGTAACTCTGTACGCTACAGGGAGAAAGACGTGCTACACTATGTACAGTCTGGTAAGCTGTATAGCGAAACAGGCATAGGATCGAAAAAGGAACAACGATAATGCAAGAAATGGAACAAATTGTTCGGATGTTGACGGACATTGAAGTAGCGAAGTATTTGAATGTGTCGATACAGAAAGTTCGCATGATGCGAAAGGCTGGCGATGGTCCTCCGTTTATTCGGATTGGCAGGAACATTCGGTATTCGATGGATGGGTTGCGGGAGTGGATGCGTTCGTTGCCTACGACTGGTGGGAAGCGTACTCCTAAGGTTGTTGTGGCGCAGAAGCCTGCGGTGATTCATGTAGACGAGATCTTTAGCTAGGACCTGTATGAGCGACAACACAGAGAACGTGGTTGGCTACGCCAAGGTAAACGAAGTAGCGAAGTACTTGAACATTAGCACTGGCATGGTGCATAAGATGATTCGCGCCGGGAGTATTCCGTATAAGCGAATTGGCAAGGTGTACCGGATTGCCTGGAGTTGGTTGAAGTCTGATTCTATGGCACCCAAGGCATGAAGAAGATAACGGGTATCGACCTATCGTTAACGGCTACTGGGATTGCCGACGTGGTGTTGTATGCGCCAGGAGATTTAGGTGGCGCGGCAAAGACTACTGCATTGCATACCGTAAAGAGCCACCCATCGCTTCCGATGGAAGAGCGGTTGATGCGACTGTTGACCGATATACGAGAACTCGTTAGCCTATCGAGCTTAGCTGTAATTGAAGGGCTGAGCTTTAACAGCAAGGGTGGAGGGGCCAGCGAACGAGCGGCGCTGCACTGGATGGTGCGGTGTACGTTGCGTTCGGTAAAGTGTCCATTCCTTATCGTGGCACCCACTATGGTGAAGAAGTTTGCCTGTGGGAGTGGTAAGGCAGAGAAGTCTACTGTGGTGCGAGAAGTATATCGGCGCTGGGACGTGGAAGCCAGCAACGACAACGAGGCCGATGCTGCTGTACTGGCGCATATCGGCATAGCCTACCTGGATATCGAAGAGGCAAAGACCTCGTTCCAGCAGGAAGTGATACATAAACTCAAGCAAACCAATAGGATATGAGCAAAGCAACGGAATGCAAGAAGTGCAATACGCCAAGAGATATGGCGCTCAAAGATGTATTGTGCCGGGAATGTTGGCAGCACAAGAGTGCCCTGAGGGCAAGGCAGAGAAGGGGCACACCACTAGATGCTCCCTTTCGCGCCAAGAGAACTCACCCAGGCATGTGCCTGCATTGCGACCAACCCAAGCTAGAGAAGTACCCTTATTGCAGGGAGCACCTTAACCAAAAGCACCGGGATAGCAATCGGCGCAGAGGAATGCTGTCGCTCGAAGAGTATAAGGCTAAGCGTAAAGCAGAAGCCCGTAAGTGCAAGGTAGAAGGTTGCGCCAGCAAGATATCGACCAAGTGGGGGCAGTATTGCGAGGTGTGCCGCATTCGTAAGCAGTCGGCTAAAGCCAAGCCAGCCACTCCTCCTATGGCGCGAATTGAACCACCTGCGCGGCCAGCGCCAGTAAAGCCAGTGGCAAGCCATCAAGTTGTGATAGAACAATCCACTCCAATCGTAATCGGGCCACAAGCGTTTGCTGCTCCTGCGCCAATACAGCCGAGCATTGCAGTAAAGAAGATACCCTCTACATACGCTGCGGAAGAAGAAGCCCGTAGGCAGGATTGGGAAGATTATCTCAATCGCTACCGATCAGAACTGTAATCTTATGGCGCAAAGAAAAAGGGGGCGAAAGCCCCCTCTCTTATTGCTCCACTGGCCAAGCCCAATATATAGCTTGCCATTCGTCTAAGAAGTCTTCAAAGCAGTACGCACTCGCTTTATCCCCAAACTTGTCCACCATGCGCTTGCGCCACTGTGGATAGTAGTCGCGCCATAGATCGGCCTCCGATACCGTAATAATGTTCGTGCCATCAGAGTGCGGCTCTGCATACGACCAGTACCTCATATCTCGTATCGCAGCACACGAGCAGCAACCAGCGCCACAATCAATTCCATTACGGCCATCAAGCTAAAAACAATCTTCTCCATGGCGCACAACTTGCTCGCCATAACGATGTATATGTGACTGGCTCCAGCCATGGCGCAAACAACACACAGTGCAAACAAAGTAATAATCATCATTCGATCACCTATTCCTAAACGCCGCAATCAACATCTCTAGTCCAATAAACAATCCAAGCGCCGACCCAATAAGAAACAGGCAACGATCAACATCCGTAAAATGTTTGGACGTAATCGTCAAGTCTGCAAGTACCGCGCCAGACCAAATAGCCAAACTGCCTAATAGAATCAACAAGATCGATAGCATTCCATCGTTCCTTACACGTCGGCCTTTTCTAGAACTTCCATCACTTGATCGTGGGTAGCGGAATCGTTGAATATATAGATTGCCATCGCACCATCGTAGTTTTCAGACAAGACATCAATCAACCTGTTCCTTGCCTCTTCCCTTTCTTTGAGGCTTGGGTAGCACTTCTTAACCGCTCCAGAAATGCACCAACATACCGCTCCTTGGGAGTCAGAGGCGGTTGGAATGCCATCAGCGTTTCGCGCAAAGTGTCCCTGCGTCCACCGCGCCGGATCAGCCAGTAACTCTTTCACTTTCATAATTTCTCCTCCCATACCTCATCCCATATCGAATATACCGCTTGATCCTCAACCATTTCCCCGGCGTCGGCAATATGGTTGTCGCGCAAAGCAAATACCCCACATCCAATCTCTTCCGCGCCTACTGCCCTACGATCAAAAGAACGAGGCAGCTTAACACTGCCATCGTATTCCCAGGTACAGTTACCAGTTGCACTGCGCCAAGGTATCGGCTTGTAATGCTTACAGTTACCGCAATTCATGCTTTCTCCTCCCAGGTCGGGCAGTTCTCGAAATGATCTTCCACGAGGTACCTCTCAACCTCTACATAGCCAAAGCTAATAGGAAAATCAGGCAATTCGTAATTGCAACAACCTTTTCGACCGCCTTGCGACTCCAGCGGCTGATACCACTTGCACGTCCCGCACTTCTTCTCAAGTGCTTCAGAAGCCTCCATGCAATCAGCTTTCACCTCATCCCCCGTGAGCAGCGAAGTGCCGTCAGCGCCCTTCGATATTCATTCTCTTCGACTGAGATCTCGGCTTTGGCATCTGCGTAGGCTAAGGCGGCGTCAAGGAACTGACGCTCGGCTTTCGCCGCCTCGACGTAATCGTGCGGCTCGACGGCCAACGCCTGATCTATATTCTCTAGAGCAAGGAGCGAGTTGTACCGCACACAACCATCCGTTTGGGGAAGTTC